AATCTTTTCTTTGATTGACATGTCTTCTAATTTTGAACCATCGTCCAACTCAACTAACTTTCTATCTTCATTTAATATAGGTTGAGGCGCTTCATATGTTTGGTCTATTTCCGGATTTGTAGGAAATTTGATACCATTTGCTTCGTCTATCATTCTTTGTTCCTCTTCTGCGATAGCTATGTCTCTGTCCATACTTTCTTTAGTAGACTTTGCTATTGCTTTGCTTAGTTTTTTCATTCCACCTTTTATATACATTATATCTCCTTTATTAATTATCCACCTTAGCGCCAGCTCTCCATTGATAACAACTCCAGTATCTTGCTTTCCATTTAGGACCTGGGTTAGCACAATTGTGTCTCGCTCTAAAATTCTTTCTTCTATTAGGGTCGTCTCTTTTTATTTCCATATTCGGATCACCAAATCCAACCTTAACTATATTACCCTTTTCATTTTTTACATATACGTAAAACTTCTTTTTACCATCACTTGATCTGGTAGGGTTATTTAATTTTACTTTTTTACCTTGATGTTCGGCTTCTTCTACCACAAGGTCATCATATTTCATATTTTCACAAATAGAATCAATTTCATCTACTTTGTTTTCGTACTGTTTAAATGTTTTCATTTCTAACCTTATTTATTATTGTGTTTGCTATCTCTTCCGGTTCTCCGCCTTCAGCTTTTATTTCTATGAACCCTTGTTTGTCTCTGTAATAATCAATTACAGGACCGGTTTCTTTCTTATATAAAGATATTCTATTCTTTATAATTTCTGGTTTATCATCAGCCCGACCTCTAGCAGTCAGTCTTCTAATAACTTCTTTTTCACTTACATTTAGAAAGACCACATTGTTTATGCTAATCTTTTTGTGTTGTAAATCTCTTACTTGTTGCATGTATCTAGGAAAGCCATCAAATACAAAACCACCTTTTGCCTCTGCAACAGCCTTGAATACTAGTTCTAAAACAATATCATTAGGTGCAAAACCACCTTTACCTAGATCAGATAATCTATTTGCAATATCGCCACCTTTGGCCTTTTCTGCTCTTAATAGATCACCAGGATAGATATGTTTTATGTTAAATTCTTTTACTAAAAATTTTGCATAAGTGGATTTACCTGAACCAGGACCACCAATTAAAACAATCTTTGGTTGTTCAACTGCATAAACATATTTGTTATCTACCTCTGTAACGTACTGTTTAAATGTTTTCATTATCCTTTTACCCAATCTTTAGCAATAGTAAAGTTTGCTCTACTAAATTCTAATCTGTCTACTAATTTAATTGCACCAGCAGCTCTACTTACTGCAACATAACCCTCTGGATTAGTTACTCTGTAACCACTTGATGTTCTAATAAAATGTCCGATACTTTGTATTTGAGATAGTTTTTGTATTAGAAAGTTCTTTGCATTACCTAAACTTACGTGAGAAGCTATAGTAAAATATAATGCTTGTTCATTTCTATCTATAAATTTTAAATTAGTATCTAATATATCTCTATACTTTTGTTTACCTTTTTCTGTTTTTCTATTTGCTATTTCTTCCGTTAAAATATTCTCATAGTAATCTCTAAACATTTTTTGTAATTGTTTAACCTTACCCATATGACCTTGTGTGTTTCTAATATAATGATTAAAGAAAGCCTTTAGTCTAAAGCCAACTGATAAAGAATCATTTGATCTTGACATTTCATTTAATATAGTAGACGCTTTACCTAAAGAGCCTTCAGCCATTCTAATAAGACCGTCAAATCTAGATAGTTCTCCTTTAGTAAACGTTGATGAACCAGATGTATCTGTATATCCAGCACTTGCTAAAAATACGGCTGATGAACCTGATCTACCTGATATTGTACCGAAACCTGCACCTAAACTTTTCATATCTTTACCTGTGTAACTTGTATGAAATACAATTCCCATTCTTGCTCTTCTAATTTTTTTACCTAGAGTAGAGTTTACTGGTGTTGCATATGTAATTGTGTTTGGTGTGAAAGTTATCATGGCCTCGCCATCTATATTTTGTATTTTAGTATCGTTTGTAAAGAGTAAATCTCCTTGATAGATACCTGTAATTCTTAATTTTTTTAATTCTCTTAAACAAACGTTTAGTTTATCTGCAACAGGTCCACTATGATTACTTCTAATATCGCCTGGTGTATAATTGATTTTTGGAGTTGCGTTGAATACAGATTTAGTACCAACAAAGAATTTACCGTTTTCTGGATTGACACCACACACAATAGCAGGCGCACCATCCCATTTGACAGACATATTTACTTTGGCACCAGATGACCCTACCAACATGTTTCTAATTGATTTTAGAAACTTTATAGCATTATCGCCACCTCTTGAACCTCTATTAATTATATCGTCTTCTAGATGTTCTAAATGTGTATTCTTTTCTTTAGTTATGAAACCTTTAAAATTAAACATTTTTCTCTCATTTTATCCATAAATTAATTCACTTTCTCATTCAATATATCAAGTACTTATATTTATACTAATATAACTTGCCAAATGGACCAAATTGTTGACCTCTTTTCTCTGCTAAAAATACCATATCTGTCAACATTCTGTCTCTTTTTGCTGGTGGTATAGAGTATATACAGTATAAAAAGTCTAGTTCCATTAGTTTAGTATGTGATACACCATTTTTTAGGTCAACACTATTGTACGATTTTAACATACTATCAATAAATTTATTGTCTGAAATACCCGTATCTGTTTTTCTATTTACTAAATTAAATCGTTTTTGGTATACCGATTTTACCTTATCAAAGGCACCTAGTGTTTTAGGATATAAATTATGATTGTTTACAAAGAACAATCTTTTATTATCTCCTATACCATATTCACCTAATAGTTTTGCTAATAAATCTACAGGTACTTTACCTATACGAGCTGCACCAGCACCTTTAAACTTACCATCAAATTTTAAATTCTGATTAAAACCTTTTCCGTTTTGTCTTATCTGAAATTCGCATACATCATTAGAAGATTTAATATCTATTCTCATATCAGCAGACATTAAAGTTTTATCTGACTTGTTACCCATTTTCATAACTGATCTATCTAACTTCATTACAAACTTTGCGTCTTTCATCAATGCATTTTTAGTATTGACTTCTTCATATCTTGCAACCTTGCCTGATACTTTCTTTAATGATATGCCTGCTAACTTATGTTTTGAATATAATATTTTCATTACATCATTTAGTTTAGATATAGATACAGACTTTCCTTCCATTGCCTTATTAATAGTTTGTTTTACATTATTTTCGTTTGATATTAACCATATGTCGGCAGGGTTCCAACTATCTTTTTTTGAAATCTTAAACTTATCTCTTATTAAGTTAGAAATATAATCCATAAAACCACCGTCTCTGTTATATTCTGTAAATGTTTTACCTCTAAAAACTTCTAATATTTTTTTCTGTTGTGCAAAGAAATTATTTAACCATTCATCTTCCATTACATCTGGATATATGGCCACTAAATCTTTATACTTCGGGTCTTTAGATATATCTTCAGGACATGTATATCTAATTTTATCTTTTAATGCTCTTCTTATAATCCATAGTGAGGCATTTTCTTGTTTTGCTGTGACTTGTGCGTCTAATTGTTTTACTGACTTCTTACCTGTTTCTATAAATCTTATTTTGTATTCTTTTAATACAAAGTCAGCAGATTTTTTAGCACCATTCTTAACTACTGCCTGATACTTTTTATCTATAGTAGGTAATACTCTTTTTAGATTGTCTGGCGACATCTTTATAATGTATGTTTTTGATTTAGTTACTGGAGAATCATCACCATAATAGGCGCCCTCTACCATTAACTTTAATAGAGAAGTAAACTCACTCTTTAAGTTTGAGGGTACGTGTTGTAATAACTTTGATACTGTTGCTATATTGTATGCCATAACTTTCTTATACCATATTTATAAGAAAGAGGCAAGTAAATTATATGTTGTTGCACCATAGAAATTTAGGAATACCACCGTTCATCTCCCAAACTCTATTTTTATTCTGAAATTTTACTAATTTATCTGCGTCTTCCTCAAAGAAATATGTACCTATTATATTGTTAGTAGGTTTTTCTTTTACTTGCCAAATAATCTTACGACCTTTCTTAACCATCTTTTTAGAATAGTGTAGTTTATCGTAGTCTTTATCAGCCTTTGGTCTTCTATCAGATTTACTAAATCTTACTTTTTGTGTCTTAGCCATTATACTTTAAAATCTGAAAACTTATCATAAGGATTTACTTCCTTTTTCGTTTCAGTTCCTTTGTCTACTATATTTTGTGCGTTGTTTTCTACATCATATAATTTCATTTTTGATCTATCTACACCTAGAATAAATGATCTATGAAAAGAAGGATCATTATATCTATTCTTTAACTGTTTTACTTTCATCTGGCCTAGTTGTTCTAGTTCTTCATTTGACATCAAGGCAAACATAAAGTCAGCAGTTGCCGGAAGACCAAATGATTCAGACGTATCTTCTAAACCAATATCTGTAGAAACAAAACCAGTTCTAGTTGTTTGTGTAGCACTGAATATAGGTAGATCAAACTCTACTGCTAGACCTCTTAATTCTTCAGCGATGGCTTTAATATAAAAGTAAGATGATATATTACCACCTTTAAATCTACTTGATGAACATATGTTTAAATAATCAATAAACACCACTTGTGGTTTAAAAGATTTCTTTAATGCAAGTTCATTTAACAATGCTCTAAAGTGACCACTATGAGCAGAAGCTGTTGGATATTCTTTAATAATTAATTGACCTTTAGTTTTATCTTGTACTTTTTTTAGTCTATCATTATATACATCTTTAGGTAAGGCATGTAAATCGTCCATAGTTACATCTAATAAGTTAGCGTCTATTCTTTCTGCAATTCTTTCCTCTGCCATTTCTAAAGTTATGTACAATACATTTTGGCCTTGTGCAAGAAAACTAGCAGCTACGTGACACATAAACAAAGATTTACCAACACCTGTACCTGCAAGAGCAATGTTTAATGTTTTACTTGGTACACCACCTTTGGTAATCTTGTTGAAATAACTTAAATCAAATTGAAACTTTTTCTCTTTAGTGTGATACCATTTATATCTTTCATCACTATCATTTAAATAATCGTGACCAATATGATTGTCAAATGATACTGCTAAGGCGTCAGCCAATATACTTGGTATTGCCTCTGGCGATCTTTCTTTATCTTTCTTATCTAGTATTTTAATACCCTCTAGTACTGCGTTATGTACTGCTCTGTCTTTACAAAACTTTTCTGTAGTATCTACTAACCAATTTTGATCAACGTCTTCAGGATTTAATACTTCTAATAAATCTTTTACTGATCTAACTTCTTCATCGTTAAGGTCTTTTCTGTTACCCATTTCAACGAGTACAGTTTCTTTAGTAGGAAGATTATTATATTCTCTC